TCAAATGAGCAGGGTTTCATACCCGGAAAGCTGGATGGATGAGGGCATGAGGTCGATCCCTTCGGCATGCCATATTACGCCCTCGGAAGGATCGATGGGCTGTTCCGCGATTGCCTTGTCGATAACGTCGGCAATGGTGTACTGTAGGTCGTCCGGGTTCTGCCAGCCGAGGCTCATTGTGAGGTTTGCTTGCGGATCGAGATCAATGCTCAACACTTTCTCGCCTTGCCGGACAAGGGCGGCGGCGAGGTTTACGGTGGTGGTTGTCTTAGCGACGCCGCCCTTTTGATTGACAATTGCGATTACTTGGGACATGGAATGCTCCTTTCGGTGTTGTGATACTAAGCCGGGCTTGAGCGTTATATCTCTTTTCCAGCAAAGTAATAATATTTACGGAGGAGTATGAGGTGAGCGCCGGTGCGCCAAGGGCGCATCAAAACCATCCAGTGGATGGTTTTGAAGGCAGCGAACGGGCAAACTGCCCCAGTTTGCCCCGAGCGAGCGAAGCGAGTGGGGAACAGCCTGCCCCGATTCCCTCATCGGCAGGAAAAACCGGGTTTGTCTGCAAAAGAGCAGACTACTCCCTGTAATGCGACGAATTGGGAAAAAGGATAATTGTAAACAAACTGAAAACAGGTGAGATTGGATCAAACAAAAGCAAAAAGCTGCTTCAAAGGCACGACCACGTGCCTTCAAAGCGGCTTTATATCTATATTAAAGCCGCTATATCCAAAATATCTACGGTAAGCCGTTCGCGCCGCGAACGCGCTCTGGAAACGAAAAAACCCAGACAACGTCTGGGCTTTTCGGGTGAATATCTTTTTTGGCGCACCATGTTGGTAGCGGCGATGTGACTCGAACACATGACACTCCGGGTATGAACCGAGAAAAATGAAATTATATGCAATGGAAAATGGCTATTTTTCTAGTTTTTTGATGCATTGCATTACACGCAATTGCATAAACAGGTTGCCAGAAAGTTGCCAGATTTTTGTCCAAAAACCGAAGTGTCATCTTCGAGATACTCTAGTTGAATACTTTTAAAACTTTTTCATAGTCAGCCTTTTCACGCTCCTTTGCAAGGTGAGTATAGATACGCAGCGTGGTAGCCGGATCGGCATGGCCAAGGTATTTCTGCGCGGTTAGCACGTCTACCCCGGCGTTGTATAGAACACTGGCATAGTTGTGGCGAAGATAATGCGCGGTCAGCACGGAGCCTATAAGCTCCGGCGCACCATCCACCCCTGCATTTAGGTCTTTGCTCTCTATGCTTTTATCGGCCTGATATACGGCTGCCATGAGGGCTTTCCAGTACCTCACATACGTCGGTTGCGGCAGATGTTCGCCCGTACGCGCCCCTTGTATTACATAAGAGAGCCCTTTTACTGGCGATCTGCGAAGAGCCCGTTCCAATGGCTCCGGCATCGGCACATCACGAATTGAATACTTAGACTTTACATCGCCCTCGGCATTTGTCACATAGTCTATATCACGCCTGATATGAACGATGTGCTCAGAGAAGTCTATATCATTCCATCGCAGCCCCAGCATTTCACCGCGCCGCATGCCTGTATAATACAATATAGCAAGCATCAGCCCATGCGGGTGCGTTGCAGCCACCTTAAGCACGGCGGCTTCTTCGGCGGAGGTCAGTGCGCGTCGACTTTGGTGCTGTGCTTTTGGTGCCTCGACCGCGGCGGATACGTCGCGGTCGATCACGCCCTCTGCCGTTGCAAGCTTAAAGGCGCTTCTTATTACGCTACGAACATCCGTTATAAGCGTCTTCCCTTTTCCTGATAACGAGTTCATAAGCGCTTGCAAATCCATACCTGTGACGGCGACCATGCGCTTGTCGCCAATTGCGGGGAGGATATAGCAGTTAATAGCTGATTGGTAATTTTGATCTGTCGAGGGCGATATGCGTGGCTTCTTGTGTATATTGTACCAATCCATGATATAACGGGATGCCAGTACGTCACGCTGCACCTCGCGCCCGCCCACATAGGACCGAATCAGTTCCTGCTTA